GGTGCTACTGCAGGTGATGGAATCAACTCATACACGCGCAGTCCTGGAATTGTCTCTAGGTTGTCTTTCAAACCATTGCGTACTGCACTTGGTTGCACTAGACGGCCAACCCATTGTTCTTGCGTAGTGGACGCAACAGCGCCTCAACATCAGGGTCTAACTTTGAAGATAAGCGAACGGTGCCGATGTCGGTTGAACCAGCAATGCCAAAAGGTGACTGATTGCGAAGGAATAGGCGTGAGGCTTGAATCTTTGCTGCAGTCTTTACTTCGTAAGGAACTGCGCTCCAACCAAATACACCCTTGACGCGAACTGATTGCGGTATAAATCGTGGGAAGAAATATGAATCAACGCCCACGATACGGCTCATAGGCCATCCGCGAGAAGGATTGTTGACTGGTTCAAATACTCTGTCGGTTGTCGCCCAAATCGTTGTGTAAGTTTGATTGAATTGATCATCGGTTGCTATTTCGGTGATTGCCGTAAAGTCATCAACAGGAAGTTCCCACCAGTCTGTCGGTGTGTAATAACGAGTTGCTGGCGCACCTTGAGTTCCATCTGAATAAAAGAATCGGCCACAATAGTCATCAATCTGACGGCTGGCAGTAGCAATGGCAAGTTCAATGGCAGAGTTTTCTACCGCATCTTCTAGGTTAAGTGCTGACTTAACATCATTGAGAGTGCAATAACCGTTAGTAATCGCCACGCTTTGTTCTCGTTTCTACTTTAGGAAGCATCGCTTTTTCAAGCTGTGGAATGGCAGTTGCTGTTTCCTTCTTTAAGGGTTTCTTTTTGAAAATCTTTTTTAAGCGTTCCATATATCGTGCTGCCGATCATCTAGCCAATAAGACTTATAGTGAGGCAATATTGCGCCTGTGTGTGCGTAAATTGGAAAGCCTAGCGAGCGAACGCGGCGACAGAAAAGTAAATCCTCGCCAATCCATTCACCGTCAATTGGACCATCCCAAAACCAAGACCAATCTTTGCCCTGGTTTGTATCGCATTTATCTTGCATTGTCTCAAGGACGCTGCGATGAACAAGCAAACATCCAGTACCAGCAGCATCAACTTCAAACAGAGAATCTTTGTCGTAATTATGTAAGGGTAAAAAGCCTTCAGGCGTATCTTGGTAAATTGTGGGAATAGGTTTTGGATACGGATGACCTGTCTCAAAACTTGCAAAATACAGTCCAGCAATTACTGGGCGCTCTGTCTCATGTGCTGATTGAATGAGTTTGTCAAAAGATGCAACCGACAATTGCTCATCTGAATCGAGCATCAAAAGCCAATCAGATTTAGTTTCAAGAAATTGCTTAACGACACGATTGCGTTGCTTAGACAAAAGCCCTGAACCTTTAACTCGAACAAACGGTCCGAGTCTTGATGCTCGTGATTGAACCAGTTGTATCAAGCTAAATGCAAAACTGCCATTGACATCGCCTGGGTCGCATGAGCCAATAGAAACTTTATGTGCGCTTTTCATAATCCCCCGATTATTTTAAGAAGTGTGGTCGGGCTAATCGGGGGGAACTAACCCGACCACACAATTGTTAACTTTCGATTAGAAAGTTGGTGCTACCAAGCCAGTGCCTGAGATAGTCGAGGCTGCTAATGGGTAACGGCCTGCTGAGAAGGCTGCATAGCCATACACAACTGCCTTGATTGTTAGGCTGCCTGCTGTTGTTTGGTCAAAGTTCAACGCAAACGGTGCGCCTGGCTGCTCCCATAGGTGCATTTCAGGTGCTGCAACGCAGTAAATCTGATCTTGGTTTGTTGCTGCTCCAAGATTTGTAACAACATTTGCATCAGTAACAATTGGCAGACCCATGAGTGAATAACCTGAGTTACCGTACTGGGATGCTCCTGCTCCTGCTGCAACTGCGTTCATTGGTCCTTGTGCATTTGGCACAACTAGTGGACGGTTTGAGCCGTCAACTGACGCCAATAGATAGGCAAGACGGCGTGGGTGCATAATCCAGTGTGTTGGTTGCTGGAATGTGTTTGTCTGAACCTGCTGAATTGCGTCAGCCAACTTTGGATAAAGAAGTGCAACTGTTGGTGCTGTTGATGTGAAAGTGATTGCATTTCCACCAGTATTGGCAAGACCTAGAATTGTTCCTGATGTTCCTGCACCATTGAGGCACTGGTTATCAAGTGTTGTGTGCCATGAACGGATGAGGTCCTGAAGAATGAATGTATCAATTCCAGTTCCGCGCTCAATTGCTTGGCGTGATAGGTCTTGCTGACCTGCGATTGTACGAACATTGATAGTCAATAGTGTGTCATCAGAATCTGTGTTAGATACTGCTGAGTTCTCTGTTGCCTGAATCGCTGTTGTTGTACCTGTTGTCATGCGGCTGATGTTAAGTGTCATTCCAGCAGCAGGAAGGGCATGGCCATTTGTAGCAGCATCAAGGAACGGACGACCAGCGCGTGCATAAGGTGCAGCAAGGTCTGTTAGGTATTGTGGAACCACAAGACCATCAAATTGTGCTGTTCCTACTGCGCGGTTCTCAATTGATTCCTCGCGCATGTGGCGTGCAAGACGATCTGATGCTGCAAAGTCATTTTTGAATTGTGCGTTGTACGCATCCTTCACGAATGAAACTTCAGCTTCTGCAGAATATGTGCGTGCTTCCTTAGTAACGGTTGCTCCGCCTACTTTTGGTGTGATTACTGCTGCAACAGATGAGCGCATTTCTGCGACCTTTGCATCTGATGCTGCCTGTGTTGCGAACTTTTCGATTTTTGCATCTAGTGCGCGTGCTTCCTCAACAAGGGAATCAACCTTTGTTGTTTCATCATCTGTTAGGTCGGTGCGTTCTTCAGCGGCTACTGCCTCAAGAACTGCATCCATTTCAGCCTTAACAGCATCACGGCGCTCAAGAGCAACATCAAGGTATGACTTTGACATTTTTCTCCTATGAGTTATTTGTGTTGTGAGGTGGTGGCGATTGCTGCTCACGGCGCTTATGGGTGTGAGGTCGCTCCGACTTCGATCTGCTACTTGTGCAGCAGAAACTTATTTCGTATTTTTTACGATTGCTTTTGCTAAACGCAATGAAATTGAACGCGCTGCATTTGCTAATGGGTCAACAGGTACATCTTCAACTGCAGGAACTTCCTCAACAACAGGCTCTTGTGGGTCAGTACCCGTAAGCATTGCCATCATTTCAACGGCACGCATAATGTAATCATGGCCTTCGCTCAGGTCACTAAAAATTGTATTGAGTACCACTAATGATTCGCCTGTAATCTCGCGGCCTTCTTTGACTGCATCAATTGCTTTGCGTAGCGCCTCGCGTGCCTCAATTGAAGTCGTTGGGTACGCAGGAAAAGTGACCGCTGAAACATCTCCATCGCTCAAACTGATCTCGGTGAGAGTTCTTGTGGTTCGATCTTCATTGTATTTCTGACGAATCACGCGAAAAGCAAAGCTCATTTGGTCAACATCGCCGCGTTCAACTAATGTGTAAAGGTCGCGGCCTTGTGTTGTGTCTGCAATAACTGCATCCATGAACAACCCACGCTCATCTTCAGTAAGAGTCAAGGTGCCATTCTTAGTTGCAGCCAAAGGCAACCCTTCATGGTTGACAAGGAAAACAACATTTGGTGACTCACTAAGCGTTTTGCGAAATGCGCCAGGTGCAATTGTTTCAATAAAAGGCATTGGAACACTTGGGTCATTAAACACTGCAGCATATCCGCGAAGGCGCATAGTGCCATCTTCAGCCTGTCGTGCCTCAACATCTCGAACGGTAAATGTGCGGCGTTCAATCTTTTTCATTTCACTCCCTGAGTTAACATCCCCGTTTGTTTCAACTTCCTTCATTACTTAACCTCATAAACTGCAGTTGGGTCGGCTGGGTCAATTTGTGCTACTGGTTGCAACTGACTTGACGGCAATCCAGTGTGCTTCATGTCAGGCAGACCAACTGCCTTTGTAACCGCTGCTGGGTCAAAGCCAACTTGAATAAGACTTGCGGCAATTTCAGCCCGCAACTTCAAACCAACATCTTTTGCATCTGTCGCATCAATGTTTTGCAATGGAACTCTGTATTGATCTCCGCTTTCAATCGGCGCCATATCCTCTGATGCGTGGACATCGTTGAGTGACAAGAAGCCTTCACGCAATCCCTTTGTGTAAGCGTCATATCGCTCAAGAGTTGTTCCGCGCAGTAGTGCATCTAGGTTGAAACGAATAAACCCGTCAGGTTCAGGCAGCAGTGTTGACAGTGATTGTTCAATTCTCTCAAGAATCGGACGCAATGAGTGCTGCACAAATGAAAGGTTTTGCGCTTCAACTGATGCAAATGACATTGCACCTGCTACTGGGTGGCCCACCAATGACAACGGAACACGATAAATTCTGCAAATTTCTTCGACAGAGAACTTGCGTGTGTCTAATAATTGTGCGTCTTGGGCATTTATTGTTAGTGGTTTGAAACTTGCGCCACCTGAAAGGATGCCAATTTTGCCAGCACGATACGGTCCAGTGTGAGTGATGTTCCAATCACGGCCAATATCTTGTGCCTGTTCTTGAGTTAACTCGCCAGGAACTTCAACTACGCCCCCTGGATTTGCAGCGTTTCCAAAATAGGATGCCGCATAAACTTCAGCGGCCATGACAGCGCCCATTGTTGTACG